ACCATGGATCTGCGCTGGAACTTCGAGTTCGGCTTACGCGTGTCCATCCCGCTGCCGGACGGCTCGACGCTGGACCCAGATCGGATGCTCTTCGAGGTGCTTGCCGAAGAATACGGCTTATCACCCGATGACTTTGGGCGGGAGTTTTCAACGGGGCGAGAGCGATTCCGTGTTGCGGGCATCGATCCGCGACGACCAAAGTATCCGGTTTCGGCCACGCGCGTGCCGGACAGTAAGGGCTACAAGTTCACCGCTGAGAACGTGGCGCTGCTCCTGCAGGCGGCGATGAAGGATGTGTCGCCGAAGAGGTAGAGACAAGTTGTTTCGAATAATTCGACCGTTGCGTCTGCTTCGATGGCGTGGCAAGAAGACAGTGCCCGGTTGTTCCGGTGCAGATGGAGGGTCACATGACGGCATTAGAAAAAGACCGGTTCGCAAACCGGCTTCCAACAAAAGTTGAGATCCAGAATGCGGAGCAGCTACGCTCGATCATTGCGGCTCAGGTAAAGGAAGGCGAACCTGTAAGCTTGGCCCTTGCGTTCAATGATGGTGAGACGCGTGCCATCACTCTCATGCCGTCGCTTACTGACACGCTGCTGGATATCCTGCGCCTGATCTCCAGCGGTCGTGGGTTCCGAATGATGCCGGTTGAAGCCGAACTCACTACGCAAGAGGCCGCTGACCTGCTGAACGTTTCACGGCCTTATCTTATCAAGGTCCTCGAAAAAGGGGATATCCCATTTGTCAAAGTAGGGCGGCACCGACGCATTCGCGCCGAAGACTTGTTCGCCTATAAAACCCAACGCGATCAGGATCGATCAGAGGCTCTCGCCGAACTTGCAGCTATGGACGTCGAGGATGACCTGGTTTGAGCGCCATGAACCGCTACTCCGCATTGATTGATGCTTGTGTTCTGGGCGGGGCGCTCAAGAGAAACATCATCCTCAGCCTTGCAGAGGCAGGCCTGTTTCGGCCGCGTTGGTCTGATCGCATACTCGATGAAACCGAGAAATCCATCGCCACGATCTCGAAAGGCACATCGAATACCGCACGCCAACGCGCAGCCATTGAGAAGGCTTTTCCGGAAGCAACAGTTCCGCTTGGGGCAGACATCAATGTTACGGGGATGTTGCCAGACCCTAATGACGAGCATGTTCTTCAGGCGGCGATCTGGGCCAGATGCGAAACCTTGGTGACGGACAACCTTTCAGATTTTCCTCAAGACGTGCTCGACCTCTGGTCTATAGAAGTCATGTCGGCCGACGTGTTCATTTCGAACGCCGTGGATCTTGATCACGTCGTGGCAATTGAAGCGATGCGGGAGATGCGCGCCAGGTTGCGCGATCCCAAGTACAGTGTCAGTGCGCTGGTGCTGAAACTTGAAAGCCAAGGGCTGCTACACACTGCGGACTTTTTTCGTCGATACGAAAATCTCATCTGAATGTGCCGAAGAGGTACGCACGAACCGCCACTAACCGACGCTGGCACGAGAGAGAGTTGGGAGCTAGTCGCGTTCCCTCCGCCACTTGCCCTTGAGAAACGTTTCTCCCGCCCCGGCCGAGGCCGGATTTTCCCGTTGTTTTCGAGGGTTATGCATGGTGGGCTAAGCACCGCCCTAGGCGCGAGGAGACGCGTAAGCGTTCTCTCAGTGCCGATATTCTCCGAAGCTGTGAACTGCGCACAATCCAGTTCACAGCGCCAAGAGCTTGAAAGAAAACATACTTTTGGAAGCAGCAAAGCTTGAAATTTGTGGCAACGCTTTGCCGTGCGAACGGGACTGTAATCCAAAACTCCAAAACCTCCACAGCGGACTATTCAACGGGATTACGCTTCTGGACGTGGCGGAAGATTTCATTGGCGAGATGCTCGTGCGCTGCTGCGCGAAACTGTTTGTCCGTCATCACACGAGAGAAGATTTCCTCGTTGCCCTCCATGCGGTCGATGAACAGCTCGTCGAGCATCCGTTCAAGATAGGATGAGAAGTTGGTTAAGTTGTTCGCCCGCGCGGCCTCCACGATCTTGTCATCCTGCTCAGCGCTGACGCGGATCTGGTCAAAGAAGAGTTGGTCGGCTTCCGTGAAGTCGGTACCAAAGCGCTCGTTCAGCTTCTCGACCAGGCTGGAGAGGGCCACGTCCTCGTCCGGCGCACGGGCCGTCCCCACGTCGGTCGGACCCTTCAGCGGGTCCGTCTCGCCATTGGATAGATTGATCGATCCTTCGGTCATTTGCTGTAGCCGGAAGAACCGCAGCGCGATCTCGTCGTCCAGAGCGAAGGCATGGCCGTCGCCGGGCGGAGGCAACTTCGAGATCAGATTGCGAACGAAGGCATAGAGCTTTTCCAGATCGCTGTCCTGATAGGGGATGATCTGGGAGAGGAACGCGTAGAGGTTCCGGTACGCCGTGAGTTGCCCCCGGAACTCCTCCTGCTCCGGTTCTTCCTTGTCCAAAAACCTTTGCACGACGCTATCCAAAACGGAATTCATCACGCGGTGGTCGGTGGCAGAATGATCGCGTTTGCGCCGGTACCAGACCTCGGCAAAGGCGTTCACGTCATCGGGCGCGAAGATTGCCCATTCCAGGAGCTTGTGCTGCAACTCGGACAGGCGGTGTGGATCGGCGTTCTCGCCGATCGGCGTGGCCTCGTAGTAAGGCTTGAACGCCTTGTATATGTCGTCCTCCTCGTTGGCAAAATCGAGCACGAAGGTGCGCGCCTTACCCGGGGTCATCCGATTGAGTCGCGACAGGGTCTGCACCGCCTGCACCCCAGCCAGTCGCTTCACGACGTACATCGTTTGCAAGAGAGGTTGGTCGAACCCGGTCTGGTACTTCTCAGCAACCAGCAGCACTCTGTAATCGTCCCGCTCGAATGTCTCGGGCAGTTCGCTTTCGGCAAGCCCATCATTCATCGACACTTCGGTATAAGACGAACCCGGGTCATCCGGGTCTTCGACTGTGCCTGAGAAAGCGACGAGCGAGCGGATGCCGTCATAGCCCTGCGCCTTGATATAACGGTCGAAGGCCAGCTTGTATTTGACGGCCGCCAGCCTCGAGCCGGTGACGACCATCGCTTTTGCGCGACCGCCAAGCTCGTGCATGACGTAAAGCCGGAAATGCTCGACGATGACGGATACGACCTGGTCGATGTTGACCGGGTGCAGTTCCAGATACCTCGCCAATGCCTTCGCCGCCTTCTTGCGCGGCACCTCAGGGTCGTTCTCGACCTGCTTGATGAGGCCGAAGAAGCGCTTGTAGGTCGTGTAGTTCTGCAGCACGTCCATGATGAAGCCTTCTTCGATGGCTTGCCGCATGGTGTACTCGTGGAACGGCGACGTGCCAGAGGGTCCCGGCTCGTCGAACAGCGTCTTGGTCTTGAACTTCGGCGTCGCAGTGAAGGCGAAAAAGCTGAGGTTCGGCTGCCGCGCCCGCTTCAGGGAATCGCGCAGCATCGCCGCCTTGGCATCCTCGGATAGATCGTCGTCTTCTTCCTCTGACAGTTGCGCCGCGACCGCCGACTCGATTCCGTCCTTGTTCAGCATTCCCTTGAGCGCCATGGCAGTCTCGCCGCTCTGCGAGGAATGCGCCTCGTCCACGATCACCGCGAACCGCTTGCCCGCCGTGTCGATTTTCACCCCCGTGCCCTTGCTCTCCAGTGTGGAGAGCGCCTGCGCGATGAATGGGAACTTCTGGATCGTGGTGATGACGATGGGCGTACCGGCCGACAGGGCGCGGGCCAGTTGCTGGGTGTTCTCTTCGATCTTCTCGACCACGCCGGTCTTGTGCTCGAACTGGTAGATCGTGTTCTGCAATTGCTGGTCGAGCACGCGCCGGTCGGTGACGACGACGACAGAGTGAAAAACCTTCTCGTCATTGGCGTCATGCAGACTGGCGAGGCGATGGGCCAGCCAGGCGATGGAATTCGACTTTCCGGACCCCGCGGAATGCTGGATCAGATAATTCCGGCCCGACCCGTGCTCCCCTGCATGGGCGATGAGTTTTCGCACCGCGTCGAGCTGGTGAAAGCGCGGGAAGATCATCGCCTCCTTGCGGATCGTTCGCACGCCCTTGTCAGTCTTGACCTGCCTTTCCTTGACCTCGAGGTGCATGAAGCGTTGCAGGATATCTATCAGGCTGTCAGCCTGCAGTACCTCGTCCCACAGGAAATGCGTCTTCCAGTTCCCTGCGACGGGGGGATTGCCCGCCCCGTGGTCGTGGCCGCGATTAAACGGAAGAAAGACCGTCTCGCGGCCTTTCAGGCGCGTCGTCATCCACACCTCGTCCGGGTCCACCGCAAAATGTACGAGCGCGCGCTTCTTGAAGGCAAACAACAGATCGCGTTCGTCGCGCTCCTCCGTGTATTGCTTGATGGCGTCGGCCGCGCGCTGGCCGGTCATCGGGTTCTTGAGCTCTACCGTGGTCACGGGCAAACCGTTCAGGCTGAGCGTCACGTCGATGATGCAGCGCCGGTTCTTGCCGTCCGCTCGTTTCAGGACCGAGGTGAAGGCCACCTGCCGCGTGATTGTCAGCCGGTTTCTGGCATGGAGCGCAGCGGCCTCGGGGTTCATGCCGGAGTTGGGGCGGAAGAACGCCATCCGGAAGGTCTTGCCATAGCATTTGAAGCCGTGGCGCAGGACGTGGAGCGTGCCCTTGACGTCGAGCTCCTTGGCGAGGCTGTCGAGGACAGTCGCCTCTGTCTTAGGGCCAAGCAATGCCTCCAGCTGACCCCAGCGGGTCGGCTGGCTGTCCCTCAGAAAGCCCGTCACGTCATCGGGGAAGAGCGCCAGCGCCTCGTCATAGTCACCGGGCGCGCGAACCTCATAGCCGCCTGCGCCAATGAGTCCAGCCTCAATTGCGGTCTCAAAATCTCGCTCGGTGTGGCCGGACATGACTTAAATCTCCTGCAACGAAGTGTTTTGCAGGTCCGCCAAGGGCTGACCATTCACCTCGTCAAAGTGGTAGTATCGAATGGATGGATCGGCAATGAATTGTCGATTGGGATCGAGATATGCGCCGGGGTTTTCGTTCTCGGCGAACACAAATTTGCGCAGTCGGATCTTTCGGTTGTCGCCTGTATAGTGATCGATTGTGCGTTTCATGCTGGTTACCCAGCACATTCCTGCCTTGAGTTGCGGGACGAACTTTTCCGCCGTAAGGCTCTTTGACTTGAACTCGATACAGTCGGCGTGAAATGCGCGGCCATTGACGTAGAAGATCACAAAATCACAGCGCTTGGACCACGGCTTTGCCGTGTCGTCGAGGAAATGGAACAACCGCGGCTTGCTCTTTTTCTTTGACGTCTCGAAGTCGTCATGGTCCAACTTGAAGGCCATTCCAGCACCGGGCAAGAGCAGTTCGACCTTGCGTGTCTGTGGCTTCACGTCTTCGGGGCGAAAATACTTCTCCGTCAGCAGCACCCTGCCGCCAGCGCCGTCGTGCATGACGTAGTCGCTATTCACATACGCCTTCAGATGCTCGAAATAGGTGCTAGCCGCCAGAGTCATTGAAGATCAGCAATCTTACCGGTTACGGCGGCTGTGACGAGCGCGGCTCGGTATTCATCCATCCTAGAAAGCGACGACGATATTCGATCTCGGAGAGCGGTCTCATCTGCATGTATCGCGGAAAGCCTTTCGCCAATATGAATCTGTTCATCATAGGGTGGGAGAGGGTGAACCAGATTCTTGATTGTGTCCTGACCGATGTTCTGCATCGAGCCGCTGGTACCTGTGGCGTCCTGCTCATACTGGAATCGCGATAAGGGCGACCTGAGGACACCGATCATGTATTTCGGATCAAAATTCTTGCTTAGAGTGATGCGATACAGCTTATCGCTAAAAATTATTTTGCCTTGGGTAGTCTCGACCAGCGCAGCACTACCCAACAGTTCTTTTGTATTAGCTCGGCTGATGAGAATATCGCCTTCAATTACTTCGTATTTCTCAACCGGATCAAGCTCGGACGGGAGCACTTTGTTTTCTGCTTCGTCGTAATACTCGCCGTTTACGCAGCCAACCTTTAACACACCCCATTCCCCAGGTTGTGCCGGACGGTTTTCGCATTGCGGGGACCACCCCTGTTCGATCTTCTCAACTGAGAAGCGGAGCCGCTGAACCTCCCAATGCGCCGGCACGTCGCCCAGCCAGTCGATGCCAGAGGGCTTCATCGGGGCGGCGGGGTCGAGGCCCTTGGTGACGGCGCGGGTGATGAGGGCCTGGCGCTTTTCGGCCAGCCGCTCAAGAAGCGCACGCTTCTTGGCGATCAGTCCGTCGATCCGCGCCGTCTTTTCATCCAGAAACTCTGCAATCCGCCGCTGGGTTTCGAGGGGCGGGAGCGCTGCGAAGGCGTTCTTCATCGGGTATTGGCCGAGCCCGTACCGCGTCACCCCGTTTGCGCCCAACTTGAATTGATCGTTCAACGGCTCGGATCGGCAGAGCCAAGCGAGGAACGCGCCGTCCAGATCGGCTCCCGGCTCGAAAACCGACAGGTGATAGCCGCAGAGCACATCCGGCATGTCTTCGGTGACAAGCGCGGGAATGCCGATGTCGTCCCATCCCTCGCTGTCTTTGGTGATAATTACCTGATTGCGTTTGAGTTGGAACTTCTCGATTTCCGTTTCGGTCGCCGACCCTCGCATGAACTCCAGATCACGGGTGATCCGGTCATTGTAGTACACATCCGTGTAATTGCAGAGTTGAACGGGTTCTTCGTCATCGGCGATTGTCTTGTCGACATTACTGTTCCGGACGTCGGCAAAGAATTTGAGCTTTTCCAAACGCCATCCAGAAGGAAGCTGGTTGTATGCCTGCCGCACTTTTTCTGGCACGGCTGTCATGCAATCAACCCCTCCAGCAGTCCGGCGATCTCGCCCTCCAGCGCGTTTATGTCCGCTTCGATTTTTTCGAGCGCACGTGGCGGTTTGTAGACATAGAAGTGCCGGTTGATTGGGATCTCGTAGCCGATCTTGGTCTTGTCATAGTCGACCCAAGCATCTGGCACATGCGGCAGTACCTCAGCAGCGATGTAAGTGTCGATTGTGCCGCGAAACGTCGCCACCAATTGGCCATTGGGCTTGTCCGGGCCGAACTGCATGGGCAGCGGCAGCGTAGTCCCGTCCGGCAGCGGGATGTTCTCGGTGTCGCGCAACTCGGCATCCGGCTCGGGCCGCCCCTTGCCATCGCGGCAAGTCTCGGCATCTGAGTCGCGCTCACCCAAGGCGGTGAAGATTGCCTTCTTGATCGGCGCAGCGACCTTCACTCCGGCGCGCTTGACGGCGGCCGTCAAGTCGACTTCGAACGCGGTGCGGTCCATGTAGCGCCCCTTGCCCCCGAGCGTTGAGATCGCGGTACGGATCGCCTCCTGCAGCTTACGACCGCCCGCGATCTCGCGCGCCGCGGCGGCTTCGTCCTTGCGCTTCTTCGAAGTTGCCAGGTTGGCGAATGCGGTCTGGTCGTCCAGCCCGGCAATGCGTTCCGCCGTTGCCTCGAAATTCATTCGCAACGGTCGCTCCACCGTCACCTTGAGAAAACCGAACTCGCGGTTCTCGAAGATGCGCGAGACGGTGCGGGTCTCTGTCTGGCCTGACTTGTGATCGACAACGACCTCGGCCGTCTCGCCATCGCGATATTCGCCGTAGATCCGGGTGAGGTGGCGGATCTGGTCTTCGGTGATTTCGTTGCGCTTGTTGTTAAGGCTCTTCTTCATCCGTTCAAAAAACCGGGTGCCGTCGATCAACTGCACCTGACCACGCCGCTCAGGCGGCTTTCGGTTTGTGACCAGCCAGACGTAGGTGAATATCCCGGTGTTGTAGAACAGTTGGTCCGGGAGCGCGACAATGGCGTCGAGTAAGTCGTTCTCGATAATCCAGCGGCGGATATTCGACGGCCCTGATCCGGCATCGCCGGAGAAGAGCGGCGAGCCGTTGAACACAATCGCGATCTTCGAGCCTTCGCCGCCGTCGTCAGGCGCGGCGTGCATCTTCGACATCATGTGCTGGAGGAACAAGAATGAGCCATCGTTGATCGCTGGCAAACCGGCACCGAAGCGACCGGAGAAGCCGTGCAGCTTGTGCTCGGTCTCCACGACAGATTTCTGGTCCTTCCACTCTACGCCGAAGGGCGGGTTCGCCAACAGGTAGTGGAAGCGGTCCCCCTCGAACCCGTCACGCGTCTTGCCGTCGCCCAGCGTGTCGCCGAGAACGATGCTGCTCGTATCCTCGTCCTTGATGAGCATGTCCGAGCAGCAGATCGCCCAGGACTCGTCGTTGTATTCCTGCCCGAAGAGCGCGAGATTGGCGCTGTCGTTCTGGCCGAGGATGAACTTTTCGGACTCGGACAGCATCCCTCCCGTACCGCAGGCAGGATCGTAGATCGTCCGAAAAATTCCCGGCGTATAAACGTCTTGCTCGCCGGTGTAGATCAGGTTCGCCATCAGCCGGATGACCTCGCGCGGGGTGAAGTGGTCCCCGGCCTCCTCATTGGCCTGTTCATTGAAGCGCATTACCAGGTGCTCGAATAGGTAGCCCATCTGCAGGTTGTCGATGCGGTCAGGGTGCAAATCGACGTCAGCCATCGCTTTCACGATGGTGAACAGCCGGTTGCTGGCGTCGAGCTTCTCGATCTGGTCGGTGAACTTGAACCGCTCGAAGATGCTGCGCGCGGTTGGCGAGAAGCCGTTGATGTAGGCGACAAGGTTTGGCGCGATGTTCTCGGCGTCGCCAAGCAGCCGCCTAAACGTGAAGGGGCTGGTGTTGTAAAGCGGGTGCTTGCGATCGGGATCCGCCGCCCGGCCCAGAAGGCGTTCCATGGCGCTCTCGGGCATGTCCTGCGCAGTGAGCTTGTCGTACTGCTTGAGGACAGCGTCCTTCGTTGGCTCGAGCACACAGTCCAGCCGGCGCAGGACGACGATTGGCAGCATGACCAGCCGGTATTGCGGCGGGCGGTATGGTCCGCGAAGCCGGTTCGCGATTTCCCAGATGTGTGACTTCAGCTGATCGTGGGCCTGCAAATTCATTCCGGGATCGACCTTCCATTATCTTCAATCGCCGGTTTATCGCGCATAACTTCGATGATCACCATTGATTTTATTGGTTTAGATTGACTTTGGGGACCTTGGAGCCGTGCGCCAACAACGATCAGAGGAAAATTTACCTGTCAAAGCTATCTGTCGAGTTCAAACAATCGAAACTCGCCAGTCCACCTGCTGCGCGTCCCACGCGTACGAAAAAGGCTTCATCGCTGCAGACATTGTTATAACGTCTGGCTGTCGCCCATCGAGGATGACTTCGACCAATTCAGGCGCCAACAACGTGAGCCGGAGCACGCGGGCCAGGTAAGTCGGAGTGATCCCCTCGCGTGCGGCCAGCTCGGCGATGGTCGTGAACTCGCCGGACTCGAGCATCCGCTTCCACCGAAACCCCCGCGCCAGCGCCTTGACTAAAGTGTTGTCCATCCTGCGCTGACTGGATGCTCCTTCCGGCAGCTGCATCTCCTTGCGGCCGCCGCGCTTCACGATGTGGAACGGGATGTGCACCGTCACCGTTTCTGGGACTGGCTTCGCGCGGGTCATGCCGCCGTTCCAAGATCAGCCATCATTTCGCGCGCGAGCCCGGTCAGCCCGTCCATGCGCAGGCGAACATCGAGGCCGTCAGTGCCGATGTCGATCCGCTCGACCAGTAGCGCCACGATGCGCGCCTGCTCGGCGGGAAAGAGTTCGTCCCAGAGCGGATCGAGTCGGGTCAACGCGTCACGGGCATCGGCCTCTGTGATCTCGCCGTCCTGTGCGCGTGCCGCTTTCCAAGTGCCCGCTACAATTTCGGGTTGGCGGAATACGGCGCGGAGCTGGTCGATGACGGCGGTTTCGATTTCGCCCGCTGGAACCCGGCCAACCGGGCATGACCCGGCACCATGCTTCAGCACCGACTGGCTGACATAGTATCGGTAGAGCTTGCCGCCCTTGCGCGTGTGGGTCGGCGAGAAGGCCGCTCCGTCTGGGCCATACAGCAGCCCCTTGAGCAGTGCGGGCGTATCGGCACGGGTGCGTGCGGCGCGCTTGCGGGGGCTTTCGGTCAAGATGGCGTGGACCTTGTCCCAGACATCCCTGTCGATGATGCCGGCGTGCTCGCCGGGATAGCTCGTCCCCTTGTGAACAGCCTCGCCAATGTAGACCCGGTTGTTCAGCATCCGGTAGATGAACTTCTTGTCGATGCTATGACCGCGCGCGGTGGTGACGCCCCGTGCGTCCAGTTCCCGCGCCAGTTCTGTGGCTGAACCGATCTCGATGAAGCGGGCGAAAACCCAGCGTACGTTGGTGGCATCGGCGTCCTTGATGATCAGTTTGCGGTCCTTCACCTGATAGCCCAGAGGTGGCACGCCGCCCATCCACATGCCCTTTCGGCGCGAGGCGGCGATCTTGTCCCTGATCCGTTCTCCTGTAACTTCGCGCTCGAACTGTGCGAAGGACAGCAGGATATTCAGCGTCAGCCGCCCCATGGATGTGGTAGTATTGAACGACTGAGTGACGGAGACGAAGGTGACGTCGTTGCGGTCGAACACCTCGACCAGTTTCGAGAAATCCATCAGCGAACGGGATAGTCGATCGATCTTGTAGACCACGACGACGTCGACCAGCCCATCTTCGATATCCTCCAGCAGCCGCTTGAGACCGGGGCGTTCCAGCGTGCCGCCCGAAACACCGCCATCGTCGTATTGATCGCGGACCAGCACCCAGCCCTCGGAGCGCTGGCTGGCGATGTAGGCCTCGCAGGACTCACGTTGGGCGTGGAGCGAGTTGAACTCCTGCTCCAGCCCTTCCTCAGAGGATTTCCGGGTGTAGACGGCGCAGCGCAGCTTGCGGATGATCTTCTCAGTCATACGCCCCTCCTGTGGTTTTTCAGTCCGAAGAACACCCAGCCGTTCCACCTTGTGCCAGTGATGGCACGGGCGATGGCCGACAGCGACTTGTAGGGGCGCCCTTGCCAGTCGAAGCCATCAGCTGTGACTGTGATAAGATGTTCCGTTCCCTGCCACTCGCGGATCAGTCGCGTGCCCAAGATGGGTGTAAGATCGGCACGGATGCGGCTCTTTTTGCGGTCGCCGCCGTCCAGCTGTTCGCCGAGGGCTTCCAGCCGCTTCACTGTTGCGGGTTTCAGCCCGCCGTAGGTCAGTTCCTGAATGCGGTAGGCTAGGCGGCTTTCGAGATACCGGCGATTGAACGGCGGCGGCTCGCTGTCGAACAATTCGCGCCATTGCAGCTTCAGATCTGGCGTCGAGGTGGTCTTCAGCGCAGCCAGGCGCGCGGGGATGTGATCAGGTTTGGTCATGTGGTTCTCCGGTGAGTTGGAGTTGCATGAGCGCTCTGGTCGGCGGAAGAGTGTAGGGAACGTTCTCCAGTTTCGTCAGATACTTCCCTTCCATCCCGCAACCGAACCAACCCGAGCGCCAGCAAACCGCATAGCTCGGCGCGGCGTTCTGCGGGTGTCATCTGGTCGGGCGGGAACGGGTTAGGTCGCTTCATGTCTCGGGCAGCCCTGATTAGTGGTGTCATTACCAATCAAAAGCCACCGCGAAGCCTTGGGTGGGACATGCCGCGCTCCAAGGTTGCCGACGGAAGCGAACAAGTGGAGAACATCGGCCCTTGCGGAAGAAAGTTTCGTCAGCGATTATCGGAGGTTGAATCAGGTAGAGAGCAAACATTCGTTGAGGTGATGTCATGGCGCGCAAAGCAATTCCGATCGGTCCCAATATCCTGGCGTTGATTGAAGAGGCGCGCGTTGACCTTACCCGAGCAGCACGGCCCGTTCGGAAATGCATCTGTCCCGTTTCCAATTGCCGATCGGGTCATCGCAATTTCAAATTCCGAATATGACACCAAGTTTGTAGACTGCAGATTAAATAAGCGTTTTCGGAGACTTATATGGTACGTGCCCCAGCCAAGACCTGCCCGAACCTTTCTCGACTGCTCAATGACGCAGAGCCGTCATTGCTATCGGCGTTTTTTCGGAGCAGGTCGTTCGAAAGGCTGGATTGGCTGAAGAACTACCAGTTCGAGCCCGATGACTCGGAAGGCCCGGCTTCCGCTACCACTATGCTGCATCAAGAAAACAAGGACCGCTTGGGGCCACTAGAAGCGGAGGCCGCGCGAATTGTCACCCTCATCGCTGACCGGGGTCAATTCGTGCTCGAAGGATTGGCCAGGGCAAAGCTCGAGCCGGAGCGCTCCCGTGAACTCATGGACCAGCGGGATCAGCTTGCGCGCAGCCTTTGGGCCTTCACCCGTGAACAGACCCTGTTCGAAGCGGCCGAAAACAGTCTGCACCTGCGCATGTATCGTCGCTATGACAAGCACTATCAGACGTTTATGGCCGATCCGTCGACGGATGGTGGTCCCGACGCGGGCAGTGAAATACTCGATGCGCTGCTTTCCCAGCTGAACACCGAGCTGGATCGAGGTGACGGTTATAGCATTGACCGGTTCGATATTCCGGAGGATGGGGACGAACCGGCGGCCGAGATGTATCTGCTATTTCACCCAGACCCTCCGACCAGCGTTCGAGAGATTGATGATTCCGGCAATCGATCCCGCATCTATTTCCGACCGCCGGGGGAAGCGATGATCGTCTACACACCTTCGACAGGTCGAGTTCATGTTCGGGCCGGTACGAGAACCCTGCGCCACACCATTGCCGAGCGGTTCATTGAGACGGCTTTGGATCAGACGTATTCGAACCAGCCGGTCGATTTTCAGGCGTACGACATCTCGCAATTCCTGTCGGGTTTTGATCTGAATCCGCCCGAACTGGACGATGCGGTAATCCTGCGCGCTCAGGTGATCCGTGCAGAGATCAGCGTTGTCAGTTTGGCAAACCGCCTGTCGCTGTCAACGACCATCAATCAGGACATATCGGCAATTATCGGCGCTCAGCCCGGTCTGGACCGAATTTTCTCTCGCGCTGTCGCGATCCGCTTCGTCGAGATTGCAGTCAGGTATCGCCGTGCAGGCGCGGCCACTGAGAAAACACTCAACTTCACTTTGACCGACCGAAACACGAGCAGCCTCCTCAGCGTGGACGATCATTTCGAGCGCGTGCTCGGCCATAAATTGCTTCGTCATTGGAACATCTTGCAAGAGGGGCGCGCCCCGAGTGCTGCTGAAGGCATGACCATCATGCCTGCGCTGCTCTCCATCTGGGACATCGGCGCCGACAGGATCGCAGGCGCATGGCTGCTGGATCGCGGAATCGATCCGGCTCTTCTGACAGAATTGGGTTTCCTTGTGCCCGCGGGCTGGGAAGGCGACGACCTGATCGATGACGAAGACGGAATTGGCCCAGTTGCGGCCGAAGTCGTTGCACAACCGGACAAGGTCGATCTCAAAGTTGCAGAGGGCCATGTTACTCCCAGTGGTGGCAGTCCGGATCGCTATAGAATCTATCGTGTGCGTGATGGCTGGGTCGAGGAGCATCTTCGCGCCCGATTGGCAGATACGCTGGATGCGCCTGCGATCGAGGAATTGAGTAAACACCTGCTGTATCTTGGCACGCTCGAGATCGACAACCGGGACGTCCCGATCTACCTGGCTCGCAGTCTGGACCAGGAAAAAGTCCGAGCGTTGGTCGACGGAGAGCTAAGGGCACGCAGCAGCCTTGGGATTGGGCTGGTGCTTCAGGCTGGAAACGCGGCGGGGGCGTGCCTTGCTGCGAATGTCTTGACGCCTCTTGCCGATCACATGGAAGCCGACGAACCGGAAATCACCTTGGTTGCGGACAAGCTCAAGGCCATCTTTCGACGCGACCAATCTCTCGCGCGAGGCGGGCTGACCGTGCAGCTTGAACGCACTGGCGAAAATTCCGGAACGCTTTTTGTACCGGGAAAGGGATCCATCGACATATCGGGTGAACAGAGGCTGCTCGTCGTTCAGCGGCTTGTGGACGCCCACAATAATGGTCCCGCACCAATCGTAACGGCAGATCTTATTGCAGGCATTGAGGACCAATCATTGTCCAACATTTTTGGGTCTGTGCTTTGGAAAAAGCTCAAGGCAGACTTTGTCCGATCTCCGAAACGTAAGTGGTGGGAGATCGCGATCTGAGATCAACTCCGATCCGGCTCCGTTCCGAGGTCTGACGAACTCCGATTCTTGCGTCCAATAGGAGTGCTCCACAGCAAAGAGGAGCACTTCCATGCCGACTCCCGACACTTCTCGCCAGCCAGCCCAGACGAACTGGACCAGTGGCGCCAAGACGAAACCCACCCCTTTGAGCCCCGAATGGCGCTGTATGCGCTGTGACAAGCTGCTCGGCGTCTGCCGGGACGGCCGCATGCATCTGCGTTTTGCGCGGGGCCACGAGTATTTCGTGGGCTTTCCGGTCGTGGCCACCTGCCGCGGCTGCGGGACGCTGAACCAGGCGACATCACCCGCGCGCTAAGGCGCGCATCTCACCATTTCCCTGAAATCGCAGAGACGCACGACGTCCTGACCTGGCTTTGAGAAGGCGCTGGACGCCTGGCCGCAAGGCAGGCGTCCAATGTCCATCGCGTGGCACGAGATCCGTGATCACCTCATGTTTTCTTCTTCAACACTCGGTTTTCAACACAACTTCGATGCGCTTCGGTGCAGCAGCGAGCCGCTCGCGCATTTCGTTGATCCGGCCGCTTTGCTGGATACGCTGCACGCCGGTTGCCGTGCGCCAGACGAGAAAAACCGATTTCTGGCCGCACTGGTCGGGGCCGCACAGTCTGGTGGCGAGGCCTCCGATTGTGCGCTGACGCTGATGCTGCTGGCTCTCTGGCCGGGGCTGGATGCCGTTCGGCGCAGATCGATCTGGCGCAGGATCGGCACCGGCGACGATGTTGCTTCAGAAATCCTCGCACGGGTTTCCGAGGCCATTCGGGGTCTGGATCTGCGGCGGGTCAACTGGATCGCGGCAACCATCCTGCGGAACATCGAGCGGGACCTGATCAGAACGCGTCAGCGTGAGGACAGGCAGCAGAGCCTTCGCAGCGATATCGATCCCGACGATATCCCGATTGACGGGGGAGTGTCGCAGGCCACTGCCAGCCCCGCGCTGCTTCATGGCGACCTCAACCGCATCATCGGAACGGATGCTGATCTGGTGATCCGCGTGGCCATCGACGGTTTCTCCCAGGCCGAGGTCGCGACCGAATTGGGGCTGTCTGAGGCGGCGACGCGCAAACGCTATCAGCGGGCGACCCGGCGTCTGCGCGACGCCCTGCAAGAAATCTGCTGATCGGATGTCCCAATTCCTGCGGCGCGGTGGCTTTTCCCATTCAGACGCCACCGCGCGCCCAACTCAAACCGAAAGTCGACCAGCATGATCAGCAAAGCCGACCTCTTGTCCGCAGACCTCAAGCGCGTCCCCGGCCTCTACCGCCGCTGGGAGTTGCCGGAAATCCTGAAGAACCAGCGTGCCTACCGCATCGAGAATGCCGGTTCCCACCAGGATGGGACGCCTCTCGTTGCGGTCTACGCCGACGCCGACGCGGGCCAGCCGGACGACCTGCACAACGCCTCAATCAAGGACGTCGAAGCGGCATCGGTCCCGCTTGGGACGATGTCGCGGCGGACTGAGTAGAGGAAACAGGAGGAGATCATGTTCATAGGAACCACACCCTTCATCACGGTCCGCGCCAGCCGACTGCTGTCCGAGATCGAGTTCTGCGCCTGGGTGGCGCAGGCCGTGGCCGGCGACCGCCTGGAATACCATCGCGGCTTTCTGGCCTGCGATATCGTCCCGTCGATTTCCAATTTGGCGGCTAACGAGCGCACCGAATTGAGCAAGCTTGGATCGCGGGCCTTCTGGGCCGCCGAGCAGGGTCTCGTGCATCTCGTCCAGGAGCGTGTGGGCCCGGATCAGTTCGCCTACATCGCCGTCGCCCGGCCCAAACCCAAAGCTGCTGCCGTCTCGCTGTCCGAGCTGCTGCTCGCCGAACAGGAGGCCGCGTGATGCCCGCCTTCCAGTCCTTCTTCACCGATCACGGAGACCCTTTCATGCCATTCCCCGAGAACACCCCCACGACGGATGATCTGCCGTCCCTCGGCGCAGCCGACATCGCGGCGCTACCGGTCGAGTTGCTGGCGATCCTGCAGCGCGAAATCGACGAACGTCTGAAGCGCGACAAAGCCGCCAAGACCCGCTTCGATGCTGGACTGGCCGTCCGCTACGCCACTCGTGCCGCCGAGGAACGCCAGGCCGCAGGCAAGGACACTGGCACGGCCCGCTTCGATGATGGTGATTTCACCGTTGTCGCCGATCTTCCGAAGCGGGTGGACTGGGATCAGGACAAACTCACCGCGATGGTCGCGCGCATCCGCGCCGCCGAGGATGATCCCGCTCAGTATGTCGACATCACCATAAAGGTACCGGAGCGGAAATACACGGCCTGGCCTGATGCCATTCGGGAGGGTTTCGAGCCCGCACGCACCGTGCGGACCGGCACGCTGAAAGTCGAGATCCTCGCGCAAGGGGGTGATCAATGACGAGTTCTGTCGTTGCTGTGACCGACCTTAAGGACCTGCGTGGCCTTGTTGATCGTGCCGCACAGAGTCTCGCGGATGCTCGCAGTTCGGCCGAAATTCTTGATGCGCGCGAGATGGCGGGCATTGCATACGACGTTGCAAAACGTGCGGCTCGTCTGCGGCGGGCCAAGGATGCACATGATGCCCTTATCAGTGCAGCGCATCGGGCGCAGGCACATGCGCTGGAAATCGAGTCCAAGGCCAAACACCGGCTTGCCGATGAATACGACGCCGCTCAACTGCGTGGTGACATCCAGAGGCACGGGGGTGACCGCTCGAGCAAGGTTTCTGGCGAGAACCTTGCTCCGACTGTTTCTGACTTGGGCCTGACGCGAAAAGAGGTTCACGAAGCCCGTCTGCTTCGCGATGCCGAGGCCGCGGAACCTGGATTGATCCGCCGCACCCTTGATGAGGCAATCGCCGCGGGGCGTGAGCCAAACAGGGCTGTGTTGCGCCGCGCTGCCGAGAACAAGCTCCAACGGTCAATTGACCGGCTCAAGCGTACAGAACACAGCGTGCGCCAGCTGGAATCCGAAAAGACACCGCACCTCACCCAAGAGCAACGTGCAGTGTTTGGCACGCCTGAAGATCGCGCCATCCACGAGCGCATCATGGAAATCATCGAGCGCATTGAGGAGCAACCTGCACCACCCGAGGCGGTTCGCCGCGTCCCCCCCGCCTCGCGCCATGCTGTGGACACCGCGCCGATCCGGCGCGCGGCAGCCTGGCTCACCAGTTTCAGCACCCTTTACGAACAGGAGGTCCAAAATGGGACAAAAGCGGCTCACTGATGTCGTCGCAGAGATCGTCGGCGATGTGATTGCTGGCGGCGCAATCAACAAGCGCGCCGCCGCCACAGCGCGATGGGATGATATAGATGCTGATGGCCAATACATCGCTGGAATTGAAGGTGTCGTTGCCCGGATTGACGGCCGTGCTCGCGCGCTGAAGATCAAGGCCGAAAAGTCGATTGGCCCGGAACAGGCGCAATTGCCGTTTCAATTACCTGCTGCGGTCGCGATGGATATTGAAGGCACCACACTGGTGGCCACGCGAAGATTGTCGCGTACGCAGTTTCAGCGCGCCATCGAAATCCGACAGGTACAGATCGCCAACGACCAGCGTGCATTGCGCGAATGGCGCAACGCGCTTCGACAGGCAGACCAGTTCTGGGCGGACAATCCGGACTGGAGCTTCGGGACGTGTCTTGATGCGATCCTGACGCAAAATGGCGTGGCCCATTCAGACGGCGAGGTGCTGTCATGAACCTTCGCATTCTTTCTGCCGATGAACGTCTCGCCGAGGCCCAGGGCAAAACGACTCTTGCGATCTTCGGGCAAAGCGGTGGCGGCAAAACAACATTGCTGATCACCATGCCCGAGGACAGGACCGTCTGTCTCGACTTTGAAGCGGGCCTCAAATCCGTCCAAAATTGGCGCGGTGATAGCCTGCCGATCCGCCGCTTCGCTGATGCCGTGGATATTGCGTGCCTGATTGGCGGTGCGAACCCTGCCGCGCAGCCCGATGAGCATTTCTCGGAGGCCCATTATAACCATTTGCGCGGGCAGCATCCCGAGTTGGCCGCCCGCCTTGATGCAAAGAGCATCGTGTTTGTCGACAGCATCACCGATCTGACGCGACAGGCTATGGCCTGGGCCAAGACCCGGCCCGAGGCGCTGTCGGAACGCACCGGCAAGCCGGACACCCGCGGCGCCTACGGGCTTCTGGCGCGCGAGGTGATCGGCCTGCTGAAGCATCTTCAGCATGCGCCGGGGCGCACCGTCATCTTTGTCGGCATCCTCGAGAAGGTCGTCGACGACATGAACCGGGTGACATTCCAGCCGCAGATGGAAGGCGGCAAGGTGGCACGAGAACTGCCCGGCATCGTTGATCAGGTGATGACGCTCGGCCTCTTCAGCCCGGAAACCGGCCCGGACGGCGCCATCACATGGCGCCACGACCCCGACAAGGGGGAGGTGCGCCGCCTGGTGTGTCGTTCTGGCAATCCCTGGGGCCTGCCCGCCAAGGACCGCTCAGGTCGCCTCGACATGACTGAGTCCGCCGATCTCGGCGCGCTTCTCACCAAGATCAACCAGACCCAGAAAGGATAATCTCCATGACCTTCGATATGAACGACGTCGCGCCGCAGCAATCCGGCGATCTGATCCCTGACGGCACTTTCGCCAAGGTGACCATGTCCATCCGCAAGGGCGGCACCGACGGCATGAGCGAGGTGGATCGCGGTCTGCTGAAGGCCTCGAACCAACCTGGCAGTGATGTACTGATGGTGGATGCCGAGTTCACCGTGGCCGAGGGCCCGTTTGCCCGGCGCAAGTTCTGGCAGAACTTCACCGTTCAGGGCGGCAAGCTCGATGAGCAGGGCCAGTCGATCGGGTGGAAAATCTCCAAATCGGCCTTCCGGTCGATGATCGACAGCGCGCTTGGGCTGAACCCCGAGGACATGAGCGAGGCTGCGAAGGCCAAGCGCATGCTACGGGGCCTCGCCGATCTCGACGGCATCACCTTTGTCGCGAAGATCCAGGTCGAGCCAAACCGGAACCCAGCCTACAAGGACGCCAACAAGCTCGACCATGTGATCCTGCCCACCGCGCCGGAATGGCAAAAGGTCATGGCAGGCGAGGTGGTCCCGGCGCAGCCGTCGAACCGCCCACGCCCGGCAGCAGCTGCGCCTGTGTCAGCGGCACCTGCCTGGGGGCAATCGCAGCCCGCCGGTACGCCCGCGACGCCAGCATGGTCGGCACCCGCAGCCCAACCCAGTGCTCAGCCTGCGCCACCTGCTGACGCCGCCAAACCCGCTGGTGGCCCAGCCTGGCTGAATCCATGAGCCCGGATGAATGGCAGACGCATGTCACCACGCAAGCGGCCCTCGCAATGGGGCGTTGGCTGGAAGCGCGGGGGCGGCTCGACCGCCCCATCGCCACCCTCACGCGAAAGGATCTCGAATGCATGGCGTCAAACGCGATCAGCCGCTTCATCGTGCTGGCCTCGCAGCGGCGGACGCAAGGACCCGATCCAGCGGACCGGGAAAAGCTGGACGACCTGCTCATGGGGTGAGCCGCGTCGACCTCGCCCGCCGTGTTCCCTGCGCGCTCTGCGGCAGGGAAGCCAGGGGCTTCGGCTACTGTCATCTGCTGCGATGGGACCGCCATCCCCATCACCGATTTTGTTCGATGGCCTGCCTCACGGTGGGCAGCGCCATCGCTCGGAGGAATTTTGGAATGATCGACAAGACCGACATGGAAACCCGCGCGATCCGTGAGACGCGCCGCGCCTTAGCGGACGCATTGACAGACCTTGGCCTGATGGACGCGTTTTTTGACCGCCCGGCTGAGGACATCGATGGGCTGATCGAAGCCTGTGTGGACGGCTTTCAGGCCTCCATGCGCCGTCAGTCCGACGCTGGCGATATCCCCTTTTGATCGGAGATGAGTATGCTTGACCTGAACCATAAATCCAGCTGCGTCTACGGACGTGCGGCCATGGACCCGCAGCCCCTCGGGGCGCGGATCAACGTTCATATCGATAGCGCCCTTGTTGCTGAACGCGTCCACGAGCGGCCGCGCGACTATCTTGGTGCCAGCCGCATTGGCGAACCCTGTGCGCGCCGGCTCGTCTATGAATTCACCAAGACGCCGGTGGATCCGGGGAAAGAGTTTGAAGGCCGCACCCTGCGCATCTTCGAGGCCGGTCACGTGTTCGAGGATCTCGCCATCCGCTGGCTGCGTGCGGCGGGGTTTGATCTGCGTACTGAAAAGCGCGGCGGTGGCCAGTTCGGCTTCGAGACTGCAGGTGGCCGCATCCGTGGTCATGTCGATGGCGTCATCGTTGGCGGCCCCAACCTTGAAATTCCCTGGCCGGTGCTCTGGGAGCACAAGGCGCTGAAGGCGTCGAGTTGGAACGACACGGCCAAGAAGGGCGTGCGGGCGTCGAAGCCGGTCTATTTCGCGCAGATGCAGATTTACATGGCCTATATGGAGCTTGAAGCCGCGCTGTTCACCGCGCTGAACAAGGACACCTGCGAGCTTTACCACGAGCATGTGCCCTTTGACGCGGCCGCTGCACAGGCGCTCTCAGACAAGGCGGTGGACGTACTGCGCGCCGCGGATGCAGGCGATCTTCTGCCCCGCGTCGCCGCCCATGCCGATTTCTACCTTTGCCGCTTCTGCCCTTTCAGCGCGCGCTGCTGGTCGGAGGTGCGATGATGAGCATTGTTGTCTCAGAGGCGCAAGCGAAGGCCATAGCGGTCATCAGGGACTGGTATCTGAACCGCCGTCACCAGCAGCAGACCCTGCGCGTTTTCGGGTTCGCAGGGACGGGAAAAACCACGATCACGAACCTGGCCATGCAGGCGCTTGGTCTCGAGCCCATGACGCCGGGTGGTCTGGGTGGCGTGCTCTTTGCTGCCTTCACCGGCAAGGCGGTCCTGGTGATGACGCGCAAGGGCACACCGGCACAGACCATTCACAGTCTGATCTATCGCAATTCCGAAGCCTCGCCCGAGGAAATCGCACGGGTGACTGAGGATCTGGCGGCGCTCGAGCGGGACCTGCCGCGTATGGGAGCGGCTGAGCGCGGCTTTGCCCAGGCGCAGATTGCGCAGCTGAAACTCCGGCTCGACCACATCCACGAGCCGCAATTCGTGCTGAACCCGCAATCTGACCTGCGCGATGCTGATCTTCTTGTGCTCGACGAGGTGTCGATGGTTGGCAAGCAGATGGCCGAGGACCTTCTGGCCTTTGGCAAGCCCATCCTCGTGTTGGGCGATCCGGGGCAATTGCCACCTGTCAAGGATGAGGGGTTCTTCGTCAAAGGTGAGCCAGACGTGATGCTGACGGAAATCCACCGCCAGGCTGCGGATAGCCCAATTCTGAGGCTGGCGACCCTGGCTCGCCGTGGCGAGCCCATTCCGTTTGGGTCCTTCGATGAAAATGTCTGGAAAATGTCCCGCCATGACGTGACACCTGCGCAGCTGCTGCGCAGTGGGCAGGTGATTTGCAGCACCAATGCCATGCGCCGACGGCTCAACATGGCCATGAAACAGGCCGCCGGGTTTGCCTCTGACTACCCTACGGGCGCTGGCGAAAAGATCATCTGTCTGCGCAACCGCCACGATCTCGGGCTGATCAACGGCATGTTCCTGACGCTCAGCGCAGTGCGACCGCATCCGCATAATCCGCGGGCATTCCGCGCCGAGATCCAGACCGAAGACGGTGTTGCGATCGCCGGTGAGCAGGATTTTTGGCGCGGTGAATACGATGATCACGTCCTCTTCGACCCGAACCGCAATCGCCATGAATGGGCAACGCGCCGTGGTCTGATCGAAAGCAGCTGGGGATACGCCATCACCTGCCACAAAGCTCAGGGCAGCCAGTACCCCACGGTCATCATTGTGGATGACGGCTTCGGTCGCTCTGCCGAGGAGCGCAACCAGTGGCTCTACACAGCCATCACCCGGGCCGAGCGCGGCCTCCTGATCCTTGCCTGAAGGAGGCCACGCATGACTGCCACCGTGATTGATTTCAACGACGCGATGCCGTCGCGGCCGCAAGCCGATCGCTATGATCTGGACCTGATCGTCCAACGCCTGCGTGAGACGGCCGAGCATTGGGTGCCGCGTCTGTTTCCAAACGGCAAGCGTGTTGGTGATGAATGGCGACTGGCCAATATCCGCGGTGATGCACCGCGCAATACCGGCTCCTGCGTCATCACCCTGCGCGGGCCGCATGCCGGGGACTGGATCGACTTCGACGGCAATGAAGGCGGCGGGCCGATCAGCGCCATTGAGGCCGCCACTGGGCTGACCGGGCGTGACCTGATCATCGAGGCAGCAGACATGGCTGGCATTCTACCGGGGGCGCCAGCGCGGCAAGCGCCCTTGTCCAAACCAGCGCCAAAACGGGACGCAGCGCAGGATATCGCCCATATCCTGTCCCGCGCTGTGCCGATCGCGCAGACGCCTGCGGCGCAATATCTGCAAGGGCGTGGCTTGGCATTGCCCACGGACAGCGATCTGCTGTTTCATAACGATCTGACCCATTGGGAAACCAAGACCGGCTTTGCCGCGCTTCTTGGCCAGGTGCGCGATCGCAGCGGTGATGTGATCGGGTTGCACCGTACTTACCTCGTTCAGGACGCGAACGAGGTGCGCAAGGCCCCGATCGCCAAGCCCAAGATGATGCTGGGTCGGATCGCAGGCGGGGCCGTGCGCCTTGCGCCGATTGGCAAAGATGGGCGGGTTGCGCTTTGCGAAGGCATCGAAACCGGTCTCGCGGTCATGACGGCCTGTCCCGACCTGCCGGTCTGGGCGACGCTCTCCACCTCCGGGCTTGAGCAGGTGGAACTACCCCCGGCCGGGCAGCGCGTGCTGATCTTGGCCGATCACGATGCATCCGGTGCGGGATTGCGTGCCGCTGAGGCCAGCGCTCGCAGGCTTCGTGCACAAGGCCGAGACGTCGCCATCGCGCTACCGCCCGAGGAGGGCGAGGACTTTAACGACATGTTGCTGCAGGCCGGTTCGTCGGCCGTGGCGCGTTTGATCGAGGCAACCGAGCAAGAAGTCGATGCCGATGCCGTGCTGCAAATTGGTCAGCACCGGCCTCTGAACTACCAGGGCACTGGCAACGAGATCCCCGTCCTGCGCGCCGATGAGGGCGACCTTGGCCGCGCGGTTGCGCAGGTCTGGAGCGTCATCATGGCCTCGAACCGCAAGCCTTGGGTTTATCGCTTTGCGGGCCAGCCCACATGGGTGGTGCCGGACGACGAAGGCCGCCCTGTCGCTACAATGCTGAACGAGGAACGCCTGCGCCACATGCTGGCACGCCTCGCCCGGTGGGTGCGCGAAAACGCCAAGGGAGAATTGCTGCCAGCGCCGCCGCCGGTTGCCACGGTCAAATCCGTGCTGGCCACGCCCGACCCAGCTCTGCCGGTGCTCACAGGCATCGTCAACACGCCAGTCTTTGGCCGCAGTGGCACGCTGATCACCATGCCGGGCTATCACCCGGACGCGCGGCTGCTCTATGTGCCCGCACCAGGCTTTACCGTGCCGGATATCCCAAAACGGCCCAGTGAGGCTGAAATTACCGCTGCGCGCGAATTGATCTGCGAAGACCTGTTTGGGGACTTCCCATTCACCGGCGAGGCAGAACGCGCCCATGTTGTCGCCCTGCTGCTGCTCGGCTTTCTGCGCGGCATGGTAGATGGTCCGACGCCGCTGCACCTGATCGAGAAGCCCACACCAGGCACCGGCGCGACGCTGATGGTTGATGCCGTGGCCACCATCCTGACCGGCACTGGGGCCAGCGTCATGACCGAGGGGCGCGATGACGAGGAATGGCGCAAGCGCGTCACCGCCAAGCTGCGCCAGATCCCCTCGATGATCCTGATCGACAACTTGCGTGCCAAGCTCGACAGCTCGGCCGTCGCGGCCGCGCTGACCGCGCCCTTCTGGGAGGACCGCGTGCTTGGGGTCTCGGAAATGACCCGTCTGCCAATCCGCTGCCTCTGGATCGCGACCGGCAACAACCCCGAGTTCTCCAACGAGATGGCCCGCCGCCTTGTGCGCATCCGGCTCGATGCCAATGTTGAACGTCCATGGCAGCGCGGCGGCTTCCGCCACCCAGATCTTATGGTCTGGATCCGCGCCAATCGCGCACGCATCGTGGCGGCCTGCCTGACGCTCTGCCAGGCGTGGATTGCCGCTGGCAAGCCGCGTGCCACAAAGACCATCGGCTCCTACGAGAACTGGGCGCAGGTGATTGGGGGCGTGCTGGCGACGGCTGGCATTCCCGGGTTTCTGACCAACCTCGAGGACATGATGGCGGCCTCTGACAGCGAAGGCGCAGGATGGAGTGCCTTCATTGCCGCCTGGTGGGATCGGTTTGGGACCGCGGAAGTGGCCTCCGCAGATCTCTTCGATGTCGCCACGTTCTGCGATCCGGGGCCGCCAATATCTGGTCATACCGAGCGCGCTCAGAAAACGGCGTTTGGAATGTCGCTCACAAAGATGCGTGATCGCATCTTCAATGTCGGCCACGCGAGCGTCCGGCTGCGGTCAGCGGGAACGTATCGGAGGGCTGCAAAGTGGAAACTTGAACTGTTCAAAGAGACGCAGAATTCGTCAGATCAACCTGAGGGCGAAAAGGAGTGTGAACCTTTGGGGGGTGGTGTGAACCTTCAAAACCGAGGTTCACACTTCCAACCCACTGATCCTGCTGGCAAATGTGAACCTTGTGAACCTTGTGAACCTTTTTCCACCCCTTCACATACGCGGGCACGTGCGCACGCGCACGATAGGGATGGGCCCGGAATAGGTTCACAAGGTTCACAAGGTTCACAAACGTCAACGATATCAGAGGCATGTGAGTGTGAACCTCGGTGTGAACCTCGAAATCAAGGTTCACAGGGTTCCCCCAAGCCCAATTGGCTCAAGGAGCTCGACCCATGAGCCACCCTCGCCACCAATCCATCCATCCGACGACGGCGGCCGGTACCGCCAAGCATCAACCGCCGTCGTCTTCCACCCGAGCAGCCAACCAGAAGAGGAGACCACTCATGGCTGATACGACTCTCGCCGACGCCAATCTCGGCGCAACCCCGAAAACGCCCATGCCGCCTGCACAGGGCCCACGCACGATCCTCGCGCTTGACCTCGGCACCACAACCGGCTGGGCCATCCGCGGCTTTGACGGCCTGATCACCAGCGGCACCGTCAGCTTCAAGCCAAGCCGATATGACGGCGGCGGCATGCGCTATCTGCGCTTTACCAACTGGCTGACCGAGATCGACCGTCTGTCAGGGCCGATCGAGGCGATCTATTTCGAAGAAGTGCGCCGCCACGCAGGCACCGACGCAGCCCATGTTTTTGGGGGTCTGCTGGCTGTTCTGACCAGCTGGGGCGAGTTGCGCGGCGTGCCGTACCAAGGAGTCCCGGTTGGCACCATCAAGAAATTCCTGACGGGCCAAGGCAACGCGAACAAACAAGCGATGATTGACGCCGCCCGCAAGCGCGGGTTCAGCCCGGTCGATGACAACGAGGCCGATGCCATCGCGATCCTGCTCTGGGCCATCGAGACGCAGGGAGGGTTGGGCTGATGAGCATGCGGTTCACCCCAAAGGGTTACGGCGGCCATCGCCGTGATCCCGAACAGGTCAAGCGCGATGGCTGGCAGGAACAGCACATGCTGGCGGTCTCGCTCGATGATCACCGGCTGACCTGGCCAGAGCGCGAACTGGTCCGTCAGCTCGGCGAAAAGCTGTACGGCAAGCTGCCCGCGGTGCGGGAGGTGCGCAATGGCCGATGACTGGACCCGCGCCATGGTGGCCGATCGGCTGGATCTCGCGGCGGACGTCATGTGCAGCCTGCCGCCGGTACGCCCACAGGGCTATGTCAGCGCCTGGCCCGAATACGTGCATGACTTTGCCGACCAAGTCGAACAGGAGCCGAAGATGCGGCGACCTCTTCCGTCGCCACGGATGATCACCCAGGCCGATGAGGCGATGCTTTGGCTGCGGTGGGTCGACAAGGACATCGGTCAGATCCTCTGGGCGCGGGCCAACCGCAAGGCATGGAAGTGGATCACCTGGCACCATGGCATCAGCCGGGCCACGGCAAACCGCCGGTTTGAGTATGGGCTTGCCGTGATTGTCTGGCGGCTGAATGGCAGGGCGGTGCCGCGCAAACGGTCTATGGCGTTTGTGATTGAGCGGACCGCGTGAGGCAGGCAGGGCCGTGGTGAATCCATGGCCCTGTCAACCCCTTGCGTGCCAGCGGGACACTTTTCAATGAGACATCGCAAGTCGAGACAGATCCGGTCCAGTAGGCTAAATAAACGATATACTCGAAGTCGTGTGCGTGGGAGGCAGGGTCCGTGAACGTCATCATCCGCGACCTTGATCAGACCCGCGTGCATTTCGAAGCAGCGGTCCAGCGCGTCGGTGAACAAGCAGCCACACGCGCCTTCAACCGCGCGCTGAACAGCGAGGGCAACAAGGTCCGCACCCAAGTGCGCCGTGCCCTTCGTCAACAAACAGGCGCGAAGGCAGCGCTGATCAATCGCGAGACGCGGGCCATCCGCTCGAGCTTCTCGAACCTGACCTACACCATCGAAGCCCGTGGCGACTATCTGGGACTGTCACATTTCAGCCCACGGCAGTTCGCCTACGGTGTGCGGGCCAAGCCCTGGGGACGCTGGCAGCGCTTCGACAGCGCTTTCCTCGTGGGCTCGCTTGCGGGCAACGCCTTCGTGCGCGAGGGCAGGGCGCGCCTGCCGATCAAGAAGATGTTCGGGCCAGCGATCCCGAAAGAGATGCTTCAGGACGCCACACGCGACGCGTTCGAGGCAGCACAACCCGACGTGCTGGCCGAAGCCACACGACAGATCGCGCGTCTTCTGGACGCCTGACCAGCGTGTGGGACAAGAAAAGGTAACAGTTTCAATGGCAAACAGAAAAAAGAACAGCGGGACATATTTTTCTTGGACAGCGATTCGCGACTTTGATAGAACACTTGCAAGGGCCAAATCAGCGTGCTGAGAGGCCACCGCACAAACCGACAGGGGGCCCTTGGGTCCCTTCTGACGCGCTGTGTTACGCGGGGCCGCCGCCTCGCAGGATTTGAGCGTTTTTTATTCTTTCAAAAACCCATTTCGCTTCGTTTCAGAGGGGGTCGCCCTCAATGAAATCAGGGGTTTAGGTCCCGAATTGGCGAAATGACACCCCCCTAAACCCACTTCGTTTCGTGCAGTTTGAGGCTCCTCAAACCGCGCCAAACCCCAATAAAACATGGGCTTTCGTCCCTTCGCGAAACGAAATGACCCCCTGCGGTTCGTTTCGTTTCGGCGGGGGCGTAGGCCCGTGCCCGGCAGGATCCCGATGACAGCACAATCCAAAATCAACCCGCAGGCCTGGCCTGCGGCGCAGGTCGAGATGTGGCAGGTGGCCGATCTTGCGCCATACGCCAAAAACGCGCGCCAGCACCCGCCGGAACAGATCGATCAGATCGCGGCGTCGATGGAGCGGTTCGGCTTCACCATCCCGATGCTGGTGGGTGAGGATGGCACAATCATTGCGGGCCACGGCCGGTTGATGGCGGCGGCGCAGCTGGGGTTGGCGGAGGTCCCGGTAATGGTAGCGCGCGGTTGGTCCGAAGAGGACCGGCGGCTTTACACGCTGGCCGACAACCGGCTGGCGGAAATCGCGGAATGGGACCCGGAGATGCTGCGCATCGAGATCGGGGAGCTGCGCGAGGATTTCGGCATCGAGGATATGTCGCTCATCGGCTTCAGCGCCGAGGACCTGGCAGAGATCCTGCCCGATGCGCTGATCGACACCACGGGCGGTCTGACGGACCCTGACGACGTGCCGGAGGTTCCAGAGGACCCGGTGACGAGGCCCGGCGATGTCTGGATCCTCGGCAAGCACCGGCTGCTCTGCGGTGACAGCACTGTGGCGACGGATGTGGAGAAAGTGCTGAACGGTGTGAAGCCACTGCTGATGTGCACAGATCCACCCTACGGCGTTGAGTACGACCCGAGCTGGCGCAACCAGGTGGGTGCGGCCAAAACCAAGCGTACCGGCAAGGTGCTAAACGATGATCGGGCCGATTGGCGCGAGGCCTGGGCGCTGTTTCCGGGTGACGTGGCCTATGTCTGGCATGGCGCGCTGCACGCAGCGACCGTCGCGGAAAGCCTTGAGGCGGCGGGGTTCACGATCCGCTCCCAGATCATCTGGGCCAAGGAACGGCTGGTGCTCAGCCGGGGCGATTACCACTGGCAGCATGAACCGGCCTGGTACGCTGTCAAAAAGACCGGCAAGGGTCACTGGGCGGGTGATCGCAAGCAGACGACGCTGTGGCAAATCCCCAGCAAGGATCAGGATGCCAAGACGGTTCACGGGACCCAGAAACCGGTCGAATGCATGCGCCGGCCGATCGAGAACAACTCGAGCCCCGGGCAGGCGGTTTACGAGCCCTTCATGGGATCCGGGACCACGCTGATTGCTGCCGAGATGTCTGGACGTGTCTGCTTCGGTATCGAGCTGAACCCGGCTTACGTCGATGTGGCGGTGGAGCGGTGGCAGCAGTTCACCGGCGAGACGCCCGTACTTGAGGGCGATGGGAGGGCCTTCGCAGACCTCAAGGTTGAGCGCAACGAAGCATGAAGCAGTCGCGCGCCATGTCACTTATCGAAGCCGTCGCCAATGTGATCGTCGGCTACGGTGTCGCGGTAGCCACGCAGATCGTTGTGTTTTCCTGGTTTGAAATAGAGGCCACGCTGGATGAGCATCTGGCGATTGGATTAGCGTTTGTTGGGGTGTCTTTGGCAAGGGGATATCTGCTGCGGCGGTTGTTTGAGTGGCTTGGCAAATGAGAACGGGCAATCAATACTGTGATGTATGACACGCCAAAACAAAAAAGAGGCTGTGCTCGGTTCTGATGGGCCTGATGCACCGCGTACGTTGTTGCCGCAAAATCTTGCGGCTTCGTTGCGGCATTTGCCGGAGCCAGACATCCTGCGCTTAGCAGAGGCGGTCGAGGTGGAGATGCAGAACCGTGGATTGACTGGCCCCAAGCCGAAGAACGTAGCGCCGACCAAGACAAAAGTGGATCCGATATTATCAAAACTCACCAGATCACAAATCAGCCTGATCCGTTCATCCATTCAAGCAGGTGTGAAGCCAGCGGCGTTGTCACGGCAGTTTGGGCTGACGCGCGCCCAGATCACTGCAGCGCTGAATTCGAGCAAATAAAAAAAGGGCCAGCGCGAGGCTGGCCCAGTCTAAGGCGGGTGAAGCGGCGCAGGCAGCACCACTTCGAGCAGTTGAGGTTTCATACAGGCGAAACCTCAGGTTCCACTATTTGCATGCCACAGGATTCTGCAAGAAACCGAGAGCTTGAAGGGTGGGGTGTCACCGGGAAGTCACATATTGGTGTGTTCAATTCGATACACCCGTCCACGCGGATCCTCTTTTGCGGAGGTGATGGTCAGGCCCAGCTTTTTCTTCAGCGCGCCGGACATGGCACCTCGTATTGTGTGACCCAGCCACTGGGTTTCTGCCACGATCTCATCAATGGTGGCACCCTGTGGGCGGGACAGCATGGCGATCAGGGTCGCCTGCTTGGTGCCTGCGCGCGGTTTGCGCGTCTTGGGCGCTGCCGCCGCGTCCTCGGCCCCGATGCCGATGGCGGTGAGTCCAGCTTTTGTGGCGACCAGCGTGACGCCGTGGCCGTCGCCGGTCTCGCGCCAGACGGACTCGCCTTTGCGCATGTCGGCTTCGACCTCTTCGAGGAAGCCTTTGGCGAGCATCGCGCCGACCACCTTGGCGGCGGCTCCGCCGCGCAGGCTGTCGGGCAGTGGCAGGGCAATGCGGTCCTCGTTTTGGGCGGCGCGCGACAGGATGATCGTCTGGGTGTCGGATAGTTGGGTCATGATGGTCTCCGGTGTTTGGCCAACGCAGGGTGCGTCGCCTGCTACCGGGTGAAGCCCGCCAGTTGGCGGGCTGTGCGCTTTGCCGAGCCTGCGGGCTATTCTGCGTGTTCGCCTTCGCAGAAGGCGCTGTCGGTGATGCGCTTCAAGAGGCTGGCATAATGCTCGAGGGTGCCGACGTCGCCCCAGTTGATCTCGTCGGGATGGCTGTTGAAGTGGCCCGCGCTGAGCGCCTGCAGGCGGGCGAGCATTTCGTCGATCTCGGCCTTCTTGCCGAGGAAGGCGTTCAAGGCGGCTTCGCGGTTGCGTCGCGCTTTCTCAGCGCGCAGCTGGTGGCGGGGCGTAGTGATCGGGTTCAGGCGGGTCATGGTGGTGCCTCCGTGGTGAGTTGCGTGGTTTTCCTGTCACCACATTCGCTCTTTGGAGCTGATTAACGTAGCATAATCAGAGCCATAATATTGCTTTCTGATCATTCGGAGCGGGCGGTCGCGTCCACCCAGCCACCGTCCTGCCAGACATAAAGGTGGCACAGCTCGCAGGTTGGATGTGGCAGGATTTGCGGCGCGCGGGGCGGATCGAAACAATCGAGGGCGTCCGCGCGGACTTGCCGAATTTCTTTGGCGGCGAGGATGTCCTCGGGCGTCCAGCGCGCCAGCGCGGGCAGCATGTGCGATGGGTAACCGTCATAGTGGCAATAGACATGGGCCCATTCTTCGGGCCCGATCTGGATGGCGATCTGTGCGCGGGTGCTCATGGTCGTCCTCCGTCAGATCAGCTGCAAATCAGCCAGCGTGGCACAGGCCGCCGCGAGCTGGCTAGTGGGCAGTTCGATCTTCAGATGCGAGATCACGTCCGAGGCTGCGGCGGCAATGCCGTCCTCGCGCAGCGCGGCCTCAATGGCCTCTGCCACGGCGTCCGGGCGGGAGCGGTCGAACTGGTCGGGCAAGGCGGCGTGGTCGATGCGGATGGTTGTGGTGGCGGTCATGGTGTGGCCTTTCAGGTTTGCTGTTCGATCAGGGCGAGGATCGCGCAGGCCATCCCGCCGAGGTATTCGCTGCGGCGAAACACGATGTCGTCGATCTCGTTCGCGGTGGTGATCTTTGGGTCGACCGCGAGGTCGGCTGCCATGTGCGGCAGGAGGCGTTTGGCCTCGGTGTTATAGCGTTCTGCGATGGTCATCTGCGGGCTCCTCGGGTGCGTCGGTTGATGCAGTCAGACTCGCTCTACTTGGGCGAGATATCCAGTATAATCGTAGCAATTACATGGCTTTATGAGGGACACATGGCGCAATCAAAACGCGGGTCCGTGATCGAGGCCGTGACCAACACAGTGGTGGGTTATGTGCTGGCGGTGGCCACGCAATTTGCGGTGTTTCCGATCTACGGCCTGAAGGTCGGCGTGGCCCAAAACCTTGGCCTAGGCCTCGCGTTCACAGCCGTGTCGCTGATCCGCTCGTACTTTCTGCGCCGTCTTTTCGACCACTGGAGGCTGTGACTGATGTCGGATGGCAGACCCCGCGGCCAGACCATTACTGTGGCACAAGCCGCAGCCCTGTTGGGCCGGTCGGAACGCTGGGTCCAAGGGCTCGTCAAATCCGGCTACATGGATCGGGCGACGCGCGGAGAATACACGCTGGTGGGCGTGATCCGTGGGGCGCTGGCCTATTACGAAGACCAGCTGTCCAAGAACAACAAGGCCGCGGTGGCAAGCCGGG